TTTTAATAACAAGGTATTAATACTTTGCCATAGACAGGAATTAATAGATCAAACAATTAAATCTATGACTAGAATAGGTTTAACTTGTGAGGAGTTAACATCTAAAACAAAACAATTAAATCATTTATCAAATTGCTATGTTGCAATGGTTGAAACTGCTCACAACAGATTAAAGAAAAATGAATACTTTTTTCAAAATGTAGGTTTAATAATTGCAGATGAATGTCATACTTTAGTTTTTGATAAAGTATTTAGTTATTTTCCATTCTCTAATATTTTAGGATGCACTGCCACTCCAGTTGTGTTAAAAAGAGTAACGTATTTTAAATGTAAAATTTGCGGGACTAATCATAATGAAAATAAAACGTGTTGTAATTTTGAAACAATGGAAAGAACAAAACCTTATCCACTTTCAAATATTTATGAAGATATTGTAGTAGGTCCAAAGATTACAGATTTAATTGAAATGGATCGCTTAGTAAAAGAAATTTCATTTGTAAAAAAATACGCAAAATTAGATAATTTAAAAACTGATAATTCAGGAGAATATACAAATGAATCTTTAGACAAAGCATATTCAACAGACGAATCTTTATTTAATGTTGTTAAAAACTATGAAGAACTTTGCATTGGTAAAAAAACAATTATATTTAATAATTCAACAACTACCAATAAATTAGTGTATGAAAAGTTTTTACAAGCTGGTTATAATGTCAGAATGTACGACTCAATTAACACTAAAGGTGAATGTAGAAATGAGCTTGTAAATTGGTTTAAAAATGAACGTGACGCAATACTGTGTAATGTCTCAATATTTACTACTGGCTTTGATGTTACAGATGTTGAAGCTATTATCTTAAATAGAGCAACTACTTCGCTATCTTTATTCTTGCAAATGGTAGGTAGAGGAGTTCGTGTAACAGATGTTATTTACAAAGATAATTGTATTTTAATAGATGGTGGGGAAAATATAGATAGGTTTCAAGAATTTAGCGACCCGACAAGAGATTGGAAAAAAATATTTTTTGAGGGAATAGGAAAAGACAAACCAAAAAAAGAAGATGCAGAAGATGTTTTATTTTGTGATAATTGTGGAGATTTAATTAAAAAGTCAGATATTGAATGCCCTCACTGTGGTTTTATTAAAGAACAAAAAACAAAAATAAAATCTATTTCAGATGAAGTTTTAGTTCCTATTATAAAACTGCCACCGCCAAATGGAAAGAAAATTGTTAAATATACAATTTCACAAGGAAAAGATAGTAACTTTGCAATCCGTATTTTAATAAAACAAATTATAGAGTTATTTCAATTTTATGGAGTTACAAGAGATTTATATTATAAAACTAAAACAAATGGAAAATTATATGAGAAAGTAAAAGAGTTAGTAGATAGTTGTTATTTTGATATAATTTTTGATAAAGAAATACAATCAAATAATAACAGAACAAAAAGTTACATAGAAAATAAAGTGTTAAATCAATTAGAGTCGAAGTATGAAATTTAGTTATTACAAAGATGTTTTTACAAAAGAAAACTCGGAATTATCAATCGAAAATTACATTGGGTTTATAACTCATGGATCAAATCAAGACCTTGTATTAAATGCAAGATCTGAAAGACAAAAAGGGAATTTAGAAGAGTATAAAAAACTAAAATCTAAATCAAGTGCAATAACTGGAAGTTGTGTATTTCATTCCGGAAAGGATAAAATAGCTACAAACATAAAAGAGCTTAACGGTTTAATTGTTATTGATATTGATGAAGAAATAAGCGAAGAACAATATCATAACATAAAGAATGATAAATATACTTTTATTATTCATAGGTCATTTAGTGGGTTTGGATGGTGTGTATTTGTAAAGATTAATTCAGAAAAGTTTGAAGATTCCTTTAACGGTTTATCAGAATACTACTTTAATACTTTTGATGTTACAATAGATCAAAGTTGCAAAAATCAAAACAGATTAAGATATATTTCTTTTGATCCTGATTTATTTCAAAATTCAAAATCAAATAAATTTATTCCAAAAAACACAAAGAAATTTATAGAGCCAAAAAATATAAATTTTGTTTATGTTGAAGATGACTTTCAAAATATTTTACAACAGATAAAGGATAGATCAATTGATTTATGTAATGAAGACTATTTTAAATATGTTAGAATCGGAATGTCTTTAGCTTCAAAATTTGGAAATCAAGGAGCTGAATACTTCCATTTTATTTGTTCATACGGTGGTAAGTATAATGAAAAAAGAGCCGAAAAAGACTATCAAGGTTTTTGTAGAAATCAATCCAAAATTTCAATAGGTACTTTTTACTTCTATTGTAAAGAACATGGTATATCTATTTATTCTGAAAAGACTAAAAAAATTATAGATAGAGTTCAAATAGCAAAGGTACAAGGAAATCCAACAGTTGATTCTATTGTTTCAAATTTAAAAACTGCGAATGAAATAGAAGCTACTGAATATGATATTAAATTAATAAATGAATTAATACATTCAAAAATAGATTTTTCAAAAGAAGCTAATTCTAATTTAACAGAAATAGAACAAATAGAAAAATTTATTATAGATAACTTCGGACCTAAAATTGATGTAATTACAAATATAACTTACATATTAGACAATGTACATTTAACAGATACTGAAATAAACGATATTTATTTAAGTGCTAAAAAGAATTTAGAGTTTAATATTTCAAAAGACGATATAAGATCTGTAATTAATTCAAATCGTATTACTAAGATAAATATACTTAAAGAGTTTTTAAATGAAAATAAAGGTATTGAAACAGGCTTTATAGAAGAGTATGCTAATTGTGTTTATCCCCAAAATGAATTTAATTTATGGGCATTTAAAAAATGGATAGTTGGAGCATTACATAATTGGACCGCTCAAAAAGAAGAAAAGCTAGTATGTCCATTAACTTTAGTTTTAACTGGTCAACAACATGGTACTGGAAAAACTTCTTTCCTTCGTAATATAATGCCTAACGAGTTAGATAAATATTTAGTTGAGGGTAAAATTAACGGAGCTGACAAAGATAGTACATACACTTTATGTAATTCTTTAATGGTTTTAGATGATGAATTTGGAGGTAAAGCTTTTAAAGATGTTAAAGAATATAAATCTATTTCAGATATTAATATAGTTACACAAAGAAGACCTTATGAACGTGAATCTAAAACATTTAAAAGACGTGCTATTCTTTGCGGTACAACAAACGAAATAGATATTTTAAAGGATGTTACCGGTAATCGTAGAATATTGCCTATAAACGTCGAAAAAATTGATTATGATAGAATGCTAAAGATTGATAAGAAAAAGTTAATCATAGAAGCTTATAACTTATTAAATGATGGTTTTGATTGGATAATAAGAAAAGAAGAAGATATCGAGTATTTAAAAATAAATTCTGCTTCAAACGAAAATGTTTACCCAATTGAAGAAATATTCTTTAATCATTTTAAATTTGAAGCGGAGGGAAATTTTACTTTTGAACGTATTTTAAATCAAGGTGAAATTTTAGAACACTTAAATCAGGTATCAATTATGAAACCAACGAAGTATGATTTAAAAGAAATATTCACAAAAAATAAAATAGTATATCAAACTTATAGAGTACTAGGTAAAATTAAAAGCGGAGTTAAGTTGTTCAGTCATAACGGATTAGACAACCAAATGCCTTTTTAATGTGTAATTTTGTAATTTAAGTGTAATCTGTAAAAAATTACACTTAAATTATTTTAAATCAATAAGTTATACTACTTGTAATCTTGTAATTTAATATTTTATATTTATTAATAGGTAAGAGTAAAATATATTATTGATTAAAATAAAAAACTATAAATAATTAAACAAATAAATTTAAAATAAATAGATTACAAATTACAAAATATGAAAGTAACAACAGAAAATAAAATACAACAAGAAATTTATTTATACTTCAAATTAAATTATTGTTTACCAAAACACGAAAATAGATGTATGATCTTTTCAGTACCCAACGATTCAAGTAATGCAGTAGAACAACAAAGGAAAGTTAATACTGGTTTATTAGCTGGTGTAAGCGACTTAATTATGCTTATTGATACTGATGTTTACTTTATCGAAATTAAAACATCTACGGGAAGACAAAGCGACAAACAAAAAGATTTTGAAAATAGGGTTAATTTATTAGGACATAAATATTTTTTAGTAAGGTCATTAGATGAGTTTAAAAATATTATCCACTATTTAGAATCATTATAAATAACGCAAAAAGTATTGCAGTATTAAAATAAATAGTTACATTTGTAACAGAAATTAAAAAGAGAAATTATGAGAGAAATTACAAGCACACTAGACAAAGCAATCAAAGATTTAAAATCATTATTGCCAAGCAGAAAAAACACTACTTATGTAACTTACAAAGGAGTAGATTTAGAAGTACTATTCGATGAGTATTGGGATAGTGAAATTTATGGTTATTGCTACGTTGAAGGTATTTACATTTCAGGAGTAGATGTAACAGATTTACTAGATGTAAACAATACTTTTGATGAGATTATAGAATTGCATTTAGAATACAAAAAACATTGTTCAGAAAATTAAAAACTAGAAATTATGAGAGAAGAAAACATCGATTGTTTAAAGTACAGAAAAAGCACCCACTTAGCAGGGTGCGATATTGAAACAATCATACAAGAAAAAGGTAATTGTATTTTAACAATTAAGATAGCGTTTTACGATACGCTAGATGTCAACGGTAAAAAATTAGAGGGTTACTATATTGACTTTCACGAGAATGTTAAACAGTTCAAAGTTAATTCAACTAACAGAAAAACAATTGCTAAGATACTAAAAACTCAATACGGATTAGATTCTGTATCAAGTAGAAATATCGGTAACTGGAAAGATTTGAAAATAGAATTAATCTTTGATGAAACAGTTAGAATGAAAGGTGAAGTAACTGGAGGTATTAGAATTTCTGAAAAAGCTCTAGCATTACCAACACTTGAAAAAGATACTGAAATTTTCACTAAATGTAAAAATGCAATAGCATCAGGAAATTACAGTATTGAGCAAATCAAATCAAAATATAAATTAACAGAGGAAATCGAAAAACTATTATTATCATGAAAGAATTTAAAATAAGAGCATCCCAAATTGGTAAAATTATGGGGAACGCAAAAGCAAAAGGAGAATTAAGTGCAGTTTGTACAACATATTTAAAAGAATGGTATGCAGAAAAACTTTATTGTGATACAGAAGAAATCAGATCTAAATATTTTGATAAAGGAAATCTTCAAGAAAACGAGGCAATTGAGGAAGTTGTAAGTAAATTTGATTTAGGTTTAGGGTTTAAAAACCTTACATTCTTTGAAAATGATTACATGACAGGAACACCAGATTTATTAACTGAAACAACTGTATACGATACTAAATGTTCATGGAATGGTAAAACGTTTCTAAATTCAGTAACTAACCCGATTGATTCAGATTATGAATGGCAGTTGTTAGGTTACATGGAATTAACAAAGCGTAGAGAATCAAAACTATGCTATCTATTATTAAACACTCCTGAAGAGTCTAATTATGGAAGTGAGGTTATTTATGATAATATTCCAATGAACTTAAGATTTAAATCTTTTGATGTAGAATATTCAGAAGATAAAATAAAAGCAATAG